AGCTAAAGATCGTACGTAACGATGGCACCGAACTAGAAGGCGAAATCTCGCCGGCTGTTGAGTATGCCTTCGAGCAGTATTACAAGACTGGGTTTCACAAGGCTTTTAGAGAGCTAGAGCAGCAGTCAATGGTCTACTACCTTGCTTGGGAAATAACAAAACGTGCGGGTCAAGCACCTAAACCTTTTGGCGAGGCTTTTGTGGAAACACTAAAGTCTGTTGAGGTTTTAGATAGCGACCCTTTAGCTTAAAGCGCGACCTCCCATTTACGTATTTGATCGCGAGATTAAGTTTGCGTATGGGGGTCGCGCCTCAAGCGCTACTAGAACTAGATAAGACAATGCTCGATGCACTTGTGCAAGGGCTCAAGGATGAAGCAAAGGAGACAAGCGATGCCAGTAGAACTAAGCGGCGTTGATGAGCTCCGCAAAGCCTTAAAGCAATATGCGCCGGATCTAGATAAGCAGCTAAAGAAAGACTTACAAGCTGCTACTCAAAGCGTAGTCAATGCTGCTCGAGGCTTTGTACCTGCTACTCCTCCATTATCTAACTGGGGCAGAGATGGCGGCAATTTTCCAACTTATAACGCGGCTACCATCCGTAATGGCATTAGATTAAGTACCGCTAGATCTAAGATTAATAAAAACGGCTTTGCCTCATCTGTACGTATTGTTAATGCCAATGCTGCAGGATCGATCTACGAGACAGCCGGCCGCCTAAATCCACAAGGCAGACCTCAAGCTAAAACTCGCGAGGTAGTAATTCCATTTAACAGACTTGATACAGGCCCGGGCGAGCACCGATACACAACATCAACCGGCAAGGATTACGGCAAGAGTAATAACCCCAATGCAGGTAGACAGTTTGTCGATGCGGCTAATCGCACCGGCTCCCTAGTCAATTCTCGTCCTCGCGTTGCAGGGCAACGAGGTAAGGTATCTCGTAAGTTTACTGGCCGCCTTATTTATCGTGCTTGGGCTGAGGACAATGGCAAGACACAGGATGCGGTCTTAAAGGCCATCATGAAAACAAATGATTTATTTATAAGCAAGACATCGGGTATCGCTACCCGCGGGGTTAGGAAGGTTGCATAATGGCTGGTACTAATGTCGATATTAAGATTATTGCAGAGTTTTTAGGCAAGACTGCATTTAAGCAAGCTGAGACAGCTACTAACAAACTAAATAAGACTGTTAAATCTCTTGGCTCATCTTTTGGCGTAGCATTTGGTGGCGCTGCTCTTGGCTATGCAATTAAGTCCACAATCAGAGACTTTGCAGATGCACAGCGCGAGACTGTTGCGCTTACTAACACAGTTAAAAATCTTGGCTTAGCCTTTGATGCTCCGGTAGTAGATGCCTATGTAGACAGCATCGGAAAACTTTACGGCGTAACAGGTCAGCAAGCTGTACCGGCTATGCAAGCCCTACTTTCAGCAACAGGATCGGTCGCTAAATCAACCGAGATTATGAACGTTGCTCTTGACCTTGCAGCATCTCGTAGCGCCGATGTCGGTGCCGTTGCATCCGATTTGGCTAATGCTTATGTGGGCAATACCAAGGGGCTTAATCAATACCGTCTAGGACTGACAAAAGCCGAACTAGCCGCGATGACCTTTGATGAGATCCTTGCCAAAATCTCAAAAGATACTTTAGGCGCTGCCGATGAAGCAGCCAATAGCCTAAGCGGAAAGCTCGCCATCCTTTCAGAGGTAACTAACCAAGCTCGAGAGCGTATCGGCGGCGGCTTAGTTGATGCCCTCGGTGGACTAGCTGGCCCTAACGGTGCCGGCGGCGCTGCACAAAACATCGAGAACTTATCTATTAAACTTACAGAGGCAATTACAGGATTTGGATATCTTGTACGCGAGATCAAAATCGCTCAGCCAATTCTTATTGCAGCCGGTGTTGCTATCGGTCTTGCTTGGGCTCCATGGTTTACAGCTATTAGCGTTGCTGCACTTGCTATTGGCGCTATCGGTAATGCCATGAAAAAGAACGCGGCTATCAAGCCTGTTAATACAGGGCCTTTAATGTTTCCTACTGCCGGTGATGGTGGATACAAACAGCGCGAGGCAGCACGTAAAAAGGCAGAGCAAGAGGCTATCGCTCGTAATAAGCAACTAGCCAAGCTAATCAAGGATCAGGCTAAGTCAGCTGCCGATGCTGTAAAGCAAAAGAGATTACAAAATGCCATCGATAAGGCTAACGTGTTGCTTGGTAAAAGTGAGGATGTCTTTGATCTAGATAAGATCCAAATCGCAGCGGCACTTACAAACCAAGCCGAGGCACTTGGTAAGGCAACTAGCTCTGCACAAGTTTTACAGATCGCTAACGATACGGCTCGCTTGAGAGTTAAGGAAAGTATCGCTGCTCTCGAGGATGCTATCGCCGCCAAGGATGAAGCTGCAATTATTAAGGCAACAGCCAAACTTAACGAGGATCTAAAGATCCTTGGTGCTCTGACTAAGCAAGATCTAAAGATGCAGGATATCAAATCTATCCTTGATAGCCTCAAGCCTAAGGATCTGATTAACCTAGATAACCTCAATGCAGCTATCGCCAAGATAACCGACATGTTGAAATTGCTCGAACAAGCCAATGCAGCTGCAACAGCCAAGGTACCTACAAGTGCAAGCCTCGGATCAGGTATCCCGGCCGGTGACTTCATCGCTCCTATATCCAAGGAAGTAGCCGCTAAAGGATCTATCGGTGCCATCTTGGAATATGCAGATGCGGCTACTGCTCGAGCTAATGCTTTTGCTGATCTACTTGATTTACAAAATGATGCAGATCAGTTAGCCCTTGATGAGTTTACAAAGAAACTAGGCATGGCCTCATCGGCTACAACAATCGACTCAGCGGCAAGCGTGCCACTAGCTACAGCCGGTGCCATCCAATCCGGTAACCGTTACGCGGCACAAGCGGCTAACTCTTACAACATCACCATTAATGCAGGTTTAGGCAGCGATCCCGAGGCTATTGCTCGAGGCCTCGAGGATGTACTTAACCAATCCTCATATCGAGGTACCTCTACTAATCGCGGTAGTGGGGTTTACATAGCATGACTTGGCTACCTGAGTGGCGCATCATCATCGGCACAACCGTCTATGACAACGTGCTAAGCGTAAATATGGCTACTGGTCGTGATGACATCGACCTCCAATGTAACGCCGGTTATGCACGCCTTGAGATCGTCAATACCAATAACTCAGCCTTTGATATCGATGTAACCGACTCTTTGACTTTAGAACTTAAAGATAGCGATGGAGTCTATGTACCTGTATTTGGTGGCGAAATATCAGATTTTGGTATTGGAGTGCGCTCCCCTGAGGAAGTCGGATTTATTACTATTGGTAATATCTTGGCAGTCGGATCCTTGGCTAAATTAACTAAGGCTTTATTTCCCGATGCCCTGCCTAAAACTGAGGATGGCACTCAGATTTACGACATCCTCCAAGAGCTCTTAATTAACTCATGGTTTGAGGTCGCACCGGCTTTACAATGGTTTAACTACGACCCTACGACAACATGGGCTAATGCTGAAAACGTAGGACTAGGTGAGATCGATCAACCTGGTCTTTACGAGATGATTAGCCGCTCAGCTGATCCATTTAGTAGCTACAACCTATGCGCTCAGATCGCACAAAGCGCACTCGGCAATATCTACGAGGACAAGGCCGGCCGAGTCTGTTACGCCGATGCCGATCACCGTACGGCTTACCTTGCAGCTAATGGCTACACGACTATCTCAGCTAACTACGCAACCCCTAGTAGTATCAAGTCCATTTTACAGATAGGCAAGATCCGTAACTCGCTTGTCTTTAACTACGGCAACAATTACTCCAATCAGGCAACAGCCCTTGATGCCGGATCTATCGCCAATTATGGCCGCTATCAGCGCAGCGTGAACTCTAACCTCCATAATTTGTCAGATGTCAATGATGTAATGGATCGCGAGCTAGGGCTACGCGCTATCCCTCGAGAGCAGCTACAGAGCATTACTTTCAGACTTGATAACTCAGAGCTACCCGATGCCGAGCGTGACAAGCTCATAAACGTATTTTTTGGCCAGCCGGTAGTGATAAATAACCTACCTATAAATATGTTTAATGGATCGTTTAACGGCTTTGTTGAGGGGTTCGCTATCAAGGCTACGCCGCAGTATGTAGACCTTACCCTTACTTTAAGCCCTACAGATTTCTCACTGGTCGCACCTCAGTGGGACACAGTAAATCCACCATCCCTTGTTTGGACGGGAGTAAATGCTACTCTTATCTGGGAAAACGCTTTTGGAGGTTTAACATAATGGCAACCGTAACCCCTAACTTTAACTGGCCCGTCCCCACGTCGAGTGACCTCGTAAAAGACGGCGCTACCGCGATCGAGGCTTTAGGCGATTCTATAGATGCCTCGCTTGTAGACCTTAAAGGCGGCACTACCGGGCAGGTACTTAGTAAGACCTCAGGTACCGATATGGACTTTACCTGGGTTACTAGCGATGATGCTAACGCGATCCAAAATACTATTGTAGATGCTAAAGGCGATCTAATTGCAGCTACGGCAGCTGATACACCGGCTCGCCTCGCAGTAGGTACAAACGGACAAGTACTAACCGCAGACTCTACATCGAGCACCGGTTTAGCGTGGGCTACACCTACAGCGGCTAGCGGTTTAACTTTAATTAAAACGCAGACGATCGGCTCGGCCGTCTCATCGGTAACGGTTACGGATGCTTTTAGCGCTACTTATGATAATTATTTAATTACAATTACGGGCGGATCGGGAACAGTAGCAGGCGGAAATACTAACCTTACTCTCGGCAGTACTACTAGCGGATATTACAGCGCAGGTTATTATATGTTTTATAATTCGACTGTAGTTAATGGCTATACTGTCCAAAATGGAGCAAGCTGGAACGGTAGTTATTTTTCATCTAATGGTATTTCAGGTGAAATAACCTTACAAAGTCCTTACCTATCAAAAACTACAATTTTTCACTCAACAATTACTACACCTGATACTACTGCTTACGTCGGAAATTATGACGGGTGGCTTAATAACACTACCTCTTATACAGCTTTTACTTTAACTACGGCCAGCGGAACAATTACAGGCGGCACTATCCGCGTTTACGGTTATCAGAACTCATAAGGAGCAAAAATGACTTACAAAGTACAAGTAGATGATCTCGTAAGAGATGCAACGCCTGAAGAAATTGCGGTTATTGAGGCAGCACAAAATGAAGCAGCCGCTAAAGCACAAGCTGAAACTGAAAAGGCAGCCGCGAAAGCTGCCGTACTCGATCGACTCGGACTTACGGCCGAGGAAGCGGCTTTGCTACTTTCCTAATGTTAAAAAGTTATAACGGCTATCCAGCTTCTAAAGATCCAGACGAGATCAAAATTAAGGCTTACCCGGTAAAGGGTACAGACCGTAAACTTAGGTGCGCTGAGAGTGTGGGCCCACTCTTGGCGGCCTTTGCGGCTGAGTTTCACGAGCTGATAGAGCCGATCGACGAGGGCACCTTTGACGATTGGGCCTACGCTTTTCGTATGGTGCGAGGTACTACCGATAAATTATCGTGCCACTCATCCGGTACAGCTATCGACCTTAACGCCACTAAACACCCTCTTGGTAAGGTGGGCACGTTCCCAGCTGAAAAGGTACCTATGATCCGGGCCCTATCTAAAAAGTATGGCCTAAAGTGGGGCGGCGATTTTAAGAGCCGAGCCGATGAGATGCACTGGGAGGTAGAAGTATCACCCGTCAAGGCTAAAGCCTTAATAGAGAGTTTAGGTTTATAGTTAGACAAATCCTTAAGGGCACTAGGGAGTAACACAATGAAAGAGCAATTAATCGCTGCCGGTAAGTCCTACCTACGCTCAGCTGCAGCCTGCGTAGGAGCTCTATATCTATCCGGTATTACTGATCCAAAAGTATTAGCTAATGCGTTTATCGCAGGACTAATCGGGCCATTACTGAAGGCTATGCAACCGTCGGAGAAGCATTTAGTCGTAGGCGCTAAGTAATGGAACAGGCTCAGCTCGTAGTTGGTATAGCTTTGGGGA